AGGGATAAACCACACCCTTACTTTTTTCCAATTATCTTTTGAGTCTTTAAATCTATATTCTTTGTCGGATTCACTTCCACCATTCATTTCTTTTAAACGCTCCGTTATTTGTCCTCTTGTATAATAAGTAAAGCCGTTTCTTTTCAAAAATTCTTGTAGCGAACTTAGTTTAAAATAAGTAATGCCATCATCTGTCCATGGTTTACCTGTTAGTAATTCCTCTGGGCTATGTGCTTTAATTCGACTTGTGCAAAACATTTCTAATAACTCTTGGAATTGTCCTTTTTGAGTTAGTTCTTCTGGAACCGATATTCTTGTGGCACTTTCTAATAAATTGTCAATTAAATCTCTCCATTCTGTTTCTTTCATTCTAATTGGCATTTTATACATTTGTTCCATTGCTGCTCTTTGAAATTCAACCTGCATTTGTAATTGCCTAGTAGAAAGTTCTAATCGTGCTCCATCTACATCGACAAACCACACGGGAGGCTCAGATTCTACCACCGTCAATCCTCCTAGTATGGGAAATGCTTGATGACTTGCTATACCAAATTTACGGCTTCTACAAAGACCTCTATTGCAATGACTACATAAAGGTTCTTGTTTGCACATATACGCATAATCTTTTTTTTCTAACTGCTCTTGTATGGTAACTATTTCTTTAGCAGGTAGTGAGGGGTTACAATATTTTTGATTGTGTTCCTCTAATTTTTCTTTCCAATCTGATGGAGAGCTTAATTTATAGTAAATTCCAATATTCATTAAAGTTTGATTGCGTCCACCTTCAGGTATCCCAAACTCAGTTAGTTGTTGTAAACATGGAGGACCACTAGGCAATACATTTTCTTCATCATGAATTTTAAAATTATGTAATTGTTTAAGAGATAAAGAATTACTTTCTATTAAATCAATAAACTCTTCTAAAGAATATGCATCACCGTTATTTTTTATTGCGTATCTTGTTGAATACTGTTCATTAAAATAAGGTAAGTTAATAAAATTACCAACATCACCTCTTTCAGTTTTTACTTCCTCTTGTTTTGGAAATATCTCGCACCCTCCAAAACCCAAAGCAGATGCAAACTCAGCAAGCTTATCTCTCATCTCAGCAGCTGATATTTTTTCTTTTACAAATAAAAAACAATGCGCCCCACCACTTTTAGAGCGACAGATAATTAAAGGTAATTTTAAACGTTTTATTTTTTTCTTTAATTGAATTAAATCTAAGTTATAGTCATCAATATCTAAGGCACCAAATACACAATTATTAGTCTCATCTATAGGTATGGACCCTATCCCACGCTCACCTTTTAAATGCTGCTCAACTAACTTAAGAGTCAATGGTTCACGAACAATGAAACTTTTAGCTTTCATTTTGCCATTTCTGGAACTATCGAGCACAGTGGTCTGTCCGTGTGCCGTAGTACAACCAGAAAAATACAAAAAGAATTTTTGTGATAAACTCATAAAAAATGCCCCCCAGAAGGGGGGCATACTTCACTAGAAGGGTACTTCTTCTGACTCAAGTTGTGCTTGCTCCTGGCTGGGTGGAGCAAGTGCAATAGAACCATCTTTCAAAGCTTTACTAAATTCCATAGCTTCTTTAAAGACGTTCATTTCCTTGACAGTTCCCTCAAGTGTGAAGTTCAAATTGTACCAAGAACCTTTATCATTAGATTCCTCGATAGTAGTCACTCGGTACATACATGCAGCAGACGGCATAGTTTTGCCTTCGATCTTTTGCATAGCCATCAAAGAGTTCCAAATTCTGGATTTTTTGAGACCAGTCTTCTTCAAATCCAAGACCGCTGATTCAAGGCCGCCATTATCATGTACAATTTTAACGTAGTGTTGTGCGGTACGAACTAGTTCGTTGCCAGACTTCAGCATTTCGATGTTATTCTCGTCTCGCTGTGCCTCAGCAATCTGTGGGTCGTTAGCAAGTATTTCCCCTACGAAACCACCGCCTGAGGCTCTTGGAATAAATTCTAAGAATTTCATTTGATAGTAAGTAGGAATGACTATTAAACCTTTTTCGCCCTCCCAATATTGTTTAGTTACAGTGTTGAATATATCACCTGCTGAAGCTCCAGCAATAAACTCACTATCATTTTTCTTTATTTGTGGACTTAGCGGCTGTATTGCTCGAATGAAGGGCATTTGCATGTCTTCAGCACTTACTTCCTCCATTCCCATATTTGCGTTTTCCAAAAATAATTTTTCTAATTCCTTGCTTACTTTGTTTTTTTCTTGAGTCATTATTTAACTCCTTTAATCATGGCTGTTGTTCCTAGGTATGCGTTAAATCTTGCTAAATCGATTGTTTCACCATTCTCTATCGCTTCTCTTATCATCTTTTTCAGGGTTTGAGGCTCAATCCAAATTTTAGCCGTAGTCTGATAACCGTTGCTTTCAAGTTCTTCCTGCAAAGACATCGCCTTTGCGTCCTCAGATACACCAAAAGAGATGCTGACATCATTTTTTATGAAATCTCCCTTCCCTATGTCTCTGAGGTATTGCAAAGCCATTGCCTTTTCAGTGGGGTCTTTTGGCATTGTGGCTGACACAAATTGTTTTAAACTAACGGTATGACCATCAGCCTCTACCTTATCTAATCCCATCTCTGCCATTTTTGCAGGGATAAGATCAAACAGGTATTTGTTTAATTGAGCTTTTGCGTTTTTAGTTTTTTGCTCAACGTCTTCTATACCACTTTTTAACTTGTTTGCCTCTGCAATCAAATCGCTCAGTTCGCTGCCGCCCTCTGTGGTGAGGTCAACAAATTTTTCGCTCTCAGCTTTTATTGCATCTAATACTGATTCACTCATTTAAGTATCTCCTCTTCAGGTTTTAATTAGTCTTCAATCCTGTTCGAAAATGTTTACTAAAACTTCGTAATACATTCTCTCTAACTTGTCCCATTTCAACATAGCCACACGCCCTTCGTTAAAGTGCGCTGCTATGGCAAAAGAGATTCCGATAATTGCAGGATCACCCATAGCCAACAAAAAATCATCGTCATTAAATCCTGCAAGTTTTTTCTTAACTTGTTTAACCATTCGTTCAGGATTTATATGGACTTGATCGGTTGGAGAAGACAAAGGTTTTAACTCACCCCACTTGGTAGCAGATACAATATCCGCCCTCGGGTTTTCTTGAGTTACATAGACTGTCATTGACTTTCTCCTTTGCTTTCTTAATGCAACTATATTGGAATTAGATTATATTTGCAACCACATCGCAAATAATGGTAAAATTTCCAAATGTCGAAATACGAATTTAAAACAAAACCTTTCAAACATCAAGCAGATGTTCTCAAAGAATCATGGAACCGTATCAATTACGCATTTTTTATGGAAATGGGTACTGGTAAAAGCAAGGTTTGTATTGACAATGCAGGTATTTTATATGAACTAAATAAGATAAATACTTTTGTAGTGATAGCTCCGAAAGGGGTGTATCGTAATTGGGCATCAATAGAAATTCCAACACACATGCCTGACAGAATAACGTGTCAAACGGTTGTGTGGAAAGCTTCTCCAAATAAAAAACAAACACAAAAACTTTTAGATTTATTTAATGAAACTGATGCTCTTAGAATTTTTATTATGAATGTTGAAGCTCTGAGCACAAGTGCTGGAGCAAAGTATTTAGAAAAATTATTGATGCATACAAAATCATTACTTGCCGTTGATGAAAGCACTACAATTAAAAATCCAAAAGCTAGACGAACTAAAACTTTAATTAAATTAAGTAAGTATGCAGTTTACAGAAGAATTTTAACAGGTTTTCCTGTAACTCAGTCTCCGATGGATCTGTGGGCGCAATGTAGATTTTTAGATGAAAAATTACTTGGTGATTGTGGAAAATCATTTCATCAATTTCAACATAGATATTCAATCATGAAAAAACGTAGTGTAGGTTCACACTCTTTTAATATGGTTGTTGGTTATAGAAATTTAGAAAAATTAACTAACATTTTAAAATCATTTTCCGCCAGGGTGCTTAAAAAAGATTGTTTAGATTTACCCGACAAAATCTATACTCAACGAAATATAACCATGACCCCTGAACAAAAAAGAATTTATAAAGAGTTAAAAGAATATGCTATGGCTCATATTGAAGATAAAGAATTTATGACTGCCACTAATGTAATGACTCAGTTATTGCGTATGCAACAGGTTTTGTCTGGTCATACAAAATCCGATAGCGGTGATTTTATTAAAGTTAATGATAATCGGTTAAATGAATTATTAGATTGCTTAGAAGAAATCGAAGGGAAAACAATTATCTGGTCACGTTTTAGACACGATGTAGTTCGTATAGAAGCGGCTTTATCTCAAATGCATGGTAATTTATCTGTTGTAACTTATTTTGGAGATACAAAAGATGAAGAACGGTCTGAAGCTATTGAAAAATTTCAAAATGGTAAGGCACGGTTTTTTGTTGGCAATCCGCAAACAGGAGGCATGGGCATTACTTTAAATCAAGCTCAAAATGTTATCTATTTTGCAAATTCTTTTGACCTTGCAGTTCGAACTCAATCTGAGGATAGAGCGCATCGTATTGGGCAAAAGAATAACGTCACCTACATTGATTTTATTTGTGAAAATACTATAGATGAAAAAATTGTTAAATCACTTAGAAATAAAATGGATATTGCTAGTGTTGTTATGGGAGAGGAATTAAAAGAATGGCTAAAATAAAAGGAGAAATTCATGCCAAACATTCAAAAATATAAGTCTGTTGCTGTTCACATTAAAACTTGGGAAAAGTTATTAGAATTAGCTAAAAAGAACCATCGTTCACCATCTAAGCAAGTTTCTTTTTTAGTTGAAAAAGAAATTGATGGTGTTTCTCAAGAAAGTAAATAATTTTAATTAAGAAAGGAGAAAATAAAATGCTTAGTGGAAATGATGAAGATTTTT